CTTAACTCTCTGAAAATATATAAAAAATAAGACCTTCACATTAGGGGGTGGATGGGGGGAGGGGTTATATGAAAAAAAAGGACTTTGAAGAACTAAAAAAACAGTTACTATCGCGTATCGATACAGAAGATTTACTGGAAGTTAAAAAAATAAATGATTTAATTCGCTTGCATGAATTGGATGCAGAATGCGATAAAGTGATTGATCGTGATGGTGTAAGTATTGTTATCGAAAATGGATCACAAAAATTTATAAAGAGTCATCCCAGTATGAATGAGAAAATGAAAATCAATGCTCAAAAAATCGCCTTAGAAAAATCTATTAAATTTAAATTAAAACCAACTCCTGCCCCTACTACATCATCTGTGGAAGGCAAGCCAAAGCGTGGTAGTTTAATTTGATTAGTTATAGCTATGTCGATGAATATATTCGTCATTGGCGTAATGGAAATATAATATTAAACAAAAGACGCATTCAATTAATCGCGTTGATAGAGCGTGAAATACTTACCGCAAATGACATGTATTTCGACGAGGAACAAATAGAAAATTACATTGCATTTACCGAGAAGTATTATTTCCCTCTTACATTGACACAAAAATTCAAAACGTGTTTTATTTTCTTGTACTATAATGACGGTTCTTTAGTTTTTGGTGAACACTTAGATTACGAAGGTCGTGGTGGCGGTAAGACAGGCCGTATATCTACACTAGCTAATTACTTCATAAGTGAGTTGCATGGTATAGATAATTATAATGTGTCGGTTGTCGCGAACAGTGAGAAACAAGCGAAAATGTCTTTTACCGAGGTTTATAACACTATTGATAAAGACGATACTTTAAAAGATTACTTTAACCACAAAAAAGCCTTAATTGAATCACGTAGTACAAAATCTGTATTTCAATATCATACTTCCAACGCGAATACGAAAGATGGTTTGCGGGATGGTTGCGTTATATTTGAAGAAGTCCATCAATATGAAAATTCCTCTACCGTAAATGTATTTACTTCTGGACTTGGTAAAGTATCTAATCCACGAATATTTTACGTTGGTTCAGATGGGTATGTTAGAGAGGGGTTTTCAGACAAATTAATTGAACGGGCAGATAACATATTAGATGGCCACGTCAGTATACGGGACGATGGTCTTTTTGCATTTATGTGTAATTTGGATGATGAAGCAGAAATGCATAATCCGGAAATGTGGCAAAAAGCGAATTCACAGTTCCATCCACCGCTATCAAATTATGCAAAAACCTTACTTAAAACAGTTATGCAACAGTATAGGAAATTGGAACATGATTCAAGTGGCTACGAAGAGTTTGTAACAAAGCGTATGAACTTACCTAAAGTAGACTTGGAAAAGAATGTTACATCTTGGGAAAAAATCGAAGCTACGAATAAATCATATGATTTACATGAATTGAAAAGTAGCGAGTGTATCGGCTCAATCGATTATGCATCTATCCGAGATTTTGTAGCGTGTGGATTACTATTTTTCAAAAATGATAACTATATTGTTCCGCGTGAATTATTTCAGGAATTTGTTTGTAAGCCTTTTGCTGATAAACATTATGCGTATAGTCAAACAAAAGCAGAAAATAACAACAAGAAGGACCATCGTAAATTCGCACCAATTCGTGAATGGGAAAATGATGGTCTTTTAACTGTGCTTGATAAAGAAGCGATGGATCCGTATTTGGTAGTGAATTGGTTCGTTGAGCTTCGTAATGAAGGTTGGAATATAAAAAAAATTGTAGGCGACAACTTCCGTATGGAAATATTACGGCCGCTTTTTGAAGCTGAAGGTTTTGAAGTAGAAACGATTCGTAATCCAGATGCGGCAAGTGCATTGTTAGCACCAAAAATTGAATTAGCATTTGACGAAGGTCGGGTGATATTTGGTGATAATCCCGTACTTCGATGGAATACAAACAACGTATTAGTTGTCATCGATAACAGAGGCAACAAATTATACAGAAAAAAAGAACCTGTTAAGCGCAAAACAGACGGTTTTATGATGTTCTTATACGGTGTATGGGCATCTAGGGATATAGAAGATACCAGCTTAGGTTTCTACATCGGCAATATTGATTTCTAAAGGGGGTGATGAAATTTGGGTTTCTTAGATGCAATTTTTAAACGAAACAGCGAGTTAGGTTTTATGTTTGATGTAGAAATGTTTCAAGAGACATCTAACCGTGTCCACATGAAAAAACTCGCCATTGATACATGTATATCTTTTATAGGACGAACCATTAGTCAATCAGAATTCAGAGTGAAAAATGGTGACACTTTTATTAAAGATGAACTATATTACAAATTAAATGTACGTCCGAATAAAAACCAGACTGCCAGTACATTTTGGCAAACGTTTATTCAAAAACTTATTTACGATAATGAATGTTTAATCATTCAAGCTGATAATGGAGATCTATTAATTGCCGATGATTTTACGCATAAAGAATATGCGGTATATGATGATATATTTTCAAATGTAGTTGTGAAAGGCTTCGAATTCAAAAGTACGTTTAAACAAGAAGATGTGATTCATTTACGGTATAGCAACGAAAAACTATCTCCATTGATTGATAGTCTATTCACTGATTACGGAGAGTTATTCGGTAGAATACTAGCAGCTCAGAAACGAAAGAATCAGATTCGCGGAACAGTAGATATGGATATGATTCAGGCGAAAACAGAAAAAGAGCAAGCGCAGTTACAAGAGTTTATCAACAAAATGTACAAAGCGATTGAGACAAAAGATGTTGCAATTGTTCCCCAACAAAAAGGAATAAAGTATGAAGAAGTATCTGCAAATAATTTGATGGGGCAAAGTGTAGATGAAATTAATAAAGTGACTAATGGTTTTTTAGATCAATTAGCGATGGTATTAGGTATTCCAATTAGTTTACTTCGAGGTGACATGGCTGATGTGGGACTGCACACGAAGAATTATATGTTTTTCACTATCGCACCTCTTCTGAAAAAAATTAAAGACGAAGGGGACGTTAAGTTCTTTACGCAAAAAGAATACTTGGCTGGACAGTGTATTGAAGTTAGAAAGCCGTCCTATCGCGATATTTTCGACTTGGCTACGGCTGTCGATAAATTACGCGCATCCGGAATCATGAATGGAAATGAAATTCGAACCGAACTGGGACTAGAAAGTGTGGATGACGAGATCATGACCAAGTATTTTATTACCAAGAACTATCAAGAAAGTTCAGAAGCTCTTAAAGGAGGTGATAGTGAGTGAAAAAAATCAATGTTAAGGGTGTCATTGTTTTCGATGATTATAAAGAAATTTACGATTGGTACGGAATTGAAAACACTTCTGTAAGTGATGTGGTCAACGAACTACCTACTGATAATTCACCTGTAGAGGTTATTATCAATTCACCAGGCGGCATGGTCGATGCAGGAAGTGAAATCTATTCCCAACTCAAAGATTACGGTGGAGAGGTGACTGCGAAGATTTTTGCAATGGCAGCTTCAGCGGCGTCCGTTCTTGCGATGGGAGCTGACATTATACTTATTGCTCCTCCTGCTCAAATGATGATTCACAATGTTTCCGGAGGAGTCACTGGTGATTATCGAACAATGCAAAAAGAAGCGACGGTTTTAGAGAATTATAATAACGCCATAGCAAATGCCTATGTTTTGAAGACGGGGAAAACCCATGATGAAATCATTCAATTGATGAATCAAGAAACATTTTTCACGGCTCAACAAGCTGTAGAAGAAGGATTCGCCGATGGAGTTCTGTTCGATATGGAGATGCCGAAAGTAGCTAGTATGACCGCTACATTACTTCCACAGGCAGTTATCGATAAAACACGACAGATGATGAGTCAGCAAATGAACCCGAATACAGTTATCACAAATGCTGTTATTTCTGACGATCAGTTGCAGTTCATTGTAAACGAAGTTGCAAACAAATTAAATACAGTAGAACCAAAAGAGCCTGAACAAGTCCCTGTGCAAAACAGAAACTTGAGCAAGCTCTTTTTATATTCATAAAAAATGGAGGAATCAAACAATGACAATTAAATTCAATAAATCAGAGAAGTTCAATGAAGCGAAACAGAAACTTACTGCTGCAATGTCAAATCCAGAAGCAACTGAAAAGGAACAAACGGAAGCGTTCGAAAATTACTTTTCCGCATTACAAGGTGAAGTTACTGACGCGGTAAGTAAACAAGTAAATGCGGAAATGTTCGACCGTTCAATTTTGCAAAATCGTGGTCAAAACGTCCTAACAAACGAAGAACGCCGTTTCTTCCAAAATGTCATCGACAAGAAAGGTTTCGACGACGACTCTATCCTGCCTGTGACAACACAAGAACGTATCTTTGAAGATATCGTGGCAGAACACCCATTACTTGATGCACTCGGTCTACGTGACTTGGGAGCGGTCACACGCTTCATTTATTCTGATGCTGAAAAGAACTTCGTGTGGGGTGAGCTGTTCGGTCCAATTCAAGGACAAATCGGAGCAAGCTTCCGTGAAGAAACAGTTACTCAACTCAAATTGACAGCTTATGCAGTCGTGCCAAATGACATGTTGGAACTTGGACCTGAATGGATTGAGCGCTATGTCCGTACTGTTGCAGTCGAGACAATTTCTGTCGGCCTTGAATATGGTTTTGTGAATGGTAACGGTCAATCACAACCTATCGGTCTGTTGAAGAATAAGGACAGCGGCACAGGGGCTATCACAGACAAGACTTCATCCGGTACGTTGACATTCGCACCATCTGAACGCGGTGAAGTGGTAGCGGGTGAATTGTACAACGTTATCAATGCTCTCTCTACTGATGCTGCAGGGAAACGTCGCAAAGTAAACGGCCGTGTGGTCATGGTCGTCAATCCACAGGACGCTCTAGCTGTTCAATTCCGTAACACGATTCAAACGGCTAACGGGCAATGGGTGACAGCTCTCCCTTATAACGTTCGTGTGGTCGAATCGGAAGAGATCCCGGCAGGCAAAGCGGTCTTCTTTGTCCAAGGCGACTACCTAGCGATTATCGCTGGCGGTTATCGTTTGAAGAAGTTCACGGAAACACTTGCTATGGAAGATGCAACACTCTACACAATCAAACAGTTTGCTAACGGGAAGCCAAAAGATAATAAAGCAGCACTTGTCTACGATTTGGACATTTCCTTTGACACAGTACCAACACCATAATAGGAGGGACAAGCAATGTCTTATAAAGTAATCAACCGATTCAAAGATCAAGACGGCCATGTTTATGAAGTCGGAAAGCCGTACCCAAAAAGCGGAGAAGCCACAAAGAAGCGTCTGGCTGAATTGTCGGAAGTCCATAAAAAATACAAAGTCGCTTTCATCGAGGAAGTTAAAGCGCCGAAAAAGGAAGCGAAAAAGGACTGATGTAATTGGACATCACAAATGAAATTCTCAAAGAATTCAAAGATAGGATGCACTTAGAGGATTTCGAAGATGAAAACCTTATGCGCATCCTTTCTGCGTCTAATAAAGCCCTAATAAAAGCGTGTGGAGGATATGACTTGGCGACTGACGAAACGTTCAAAGAATTAGTTTTTGAACGTTCTCGTTATGTTTACAACGACGCTTTGGAATATTTTAATGCAAATTTTTTAAGTCAAATCAATAGTTTAGGAATTGAAAAAGCCCTGGAAGAAATCATGTTAGAGGGTGATGCTGATGCAGAAGTTCAAATACAAACCTAAACCGAATACAGGAAACATGCGCCACCGCATCACTTTTCTAAAACCACCTGGAGAGATTGTAAACGGATGGCCCACGCAAAAATGGACGGAGCATGTAACCGTATGGGCTGAAATTAAAACACTGAGAGGTGTTCGTTTATTCGATGCTGCTGCTGTACAAATGCAGGACATGAAAACGTATGGCATTCGGTATCGTCCAGACGTCAATGACATGATGCGGATCCGTCATAAAGGACAGGACTACGACATCACCTCAATGACGAATGATAACGAAACCAATGAATGGTATACAATCCTCGTCCGGGAGGTGCTTTAATGTGGAGGTAAACATTGCAGGATTGGATGCCGTATTGCGGAGTTTGCGTCAATTGAACTTTGATGAATCACTCGAAAATAAAGCACTGACCAAAGCAGGAAAAATCACACAGAAGGCAATTGAGAAAGAAGCGCCAATTGATAAGAAGAACCCATCAGATGGCGCATCCCTCCACAAGAATATTAAGTTGAGGAGACCGAAAGATGGCGAAGTGTTAATTCACACTAGCAAGGCTTATCACGGTCATCTGATTGAGTTTGGGCGTAGTGGTGGGTCATTGACGGCTAAGAAAAATGGTAAGTTACAAAAAGTAACATGGGGTTCTACTTCACCTAACCCGTTTTTCTCTCGCGGTTTCGAATCGAGCAACGATGAAGCAAAACAGGCCATGATTGATGCAATTAAAACGGGGCTGAAGTTATGAGGGACATTGTTGAATTTGTTTCTTCCACACTTTCTCCTGTAGGTATTCCCGTTGTATTTCAAGCATATCCAACAGGCGCTGTTCCACCGTCACAATACGTTACTTTCTTAGAATATAGCACGAATGCCGAATTAGAAGCGGCTGATTCAGAGATCATCACTGAACGACTGATACAGGTCAATGTGTGGTCAAAAGGGAACTACTATCAGATTGTGGAAGACGTGCGGAAAACATTAGAACAAGCAGGTTTCCAACGAACATTTGAATTTGATGCACCATACACGGACGGCGATTCGCACTTTAATAAAGTGTTGCGATTCGCCTTTTTTGATGAATATTAAAATAATAGGAGGAATACAAACATGACAATCCAAGAAAAAGTACAAAAAATCAGTCTTAAGAAATTGCATTATGCGGTTATGACAGATGAAGTAGCAGAAACACACGGTGAAGTAAAAACACTTACAATGCCAATCGAATTAACATTAACACCTAATATTTCGGAAGCGCCTTTTGATGCTGGAGATCGCGTTGTGGCGAACGAAGTACAATTTGATACCATCACAGTTGCAGGTCAAGTTGCAGACTTACCTACAGAAGTTCAAGCGGACTGGTATGGTCATGAACTATCGGATGATAAAGGGTTAATTATGAATGCTAATGATGCTCCAAAATATTTAGCAGTAGGATTTGAAAGTGGTTCAAAACTCGTTTGGCTCTATAAAGCGAAGTTCAAACCAACTGAAGAAACGAATACAACGAAGAAAAAAGGAGAAACAGCGTATAAACAATACGGATTCTCTGGTGAAGCTATTCCTCTAGAAGACGGTTTATTGAAATATACAATTCGTACTGACGATACAGGCGTTACAGAAACAGCAACAACATTCTTTGAAACGGTCAAGAAACCAGTAGTGACGCCAGTACCATGATTTTGAGAGGGGCTTATTGCTCCTCTTTTTATTTGCCTATTTTAACAAAAGGAAGAGGGATTATTTATGAAAATCGTACTGAGGGTTGACGGTAATGACAAAACATTTATTAATGATTTTGTAACAGCTGTCAGCTATAAACAAGCGATTAAACTGAACAAGACTTTTTTAGCCAATCCGGATATGGATGATGATGAAGTTTTAGAGAGCTTAGTTGAATTAATGGTTTCCGTTTTTGATCATAGGTTTACAGTCGAGGAAGTTTGGGGTGGTATTCGTTACGACAAGATATACAGCGAGTCAAGACGGATACTGCATACCCTTTTAGGTATTCATATTCCCGATGAAAATGACGAGTCGGATGAAGAGGGAAACGAAACGGGGAAGTAAGTAATTTCGACGCG